CTTAGTCTACTTTTCCTCTAAATATACTCTCATCATTATCATCTTTGATATGTATAACTTCTGTAGAATCAAAATGAATAGTTTGCTTAGGCTTTTTATTAGAACCGCCAGAAGAAGCGTAAGGAGTAGAGCTTGCAAAAGGCTGAAATCCTGAACTATTTTCGGTTTCACCCCCTGACAACATATAAGTATAGCCTTTTACAAATCTCTTGGCATCTGTTTCTATTTCTATATCGTTAGCTGGTAATAAATACATATCATTACCATCATAATAGAAGAAAGCATTACCATCTAATAAAAGATCCATTACAGCTCTTCTCATAAATCTGGTTCTATCTTCAAAAGGATTAGGTCTTGAATTAAGTAATTTACTTACTTTTTTAACTGGACCACCTTGACTACCTGGTTCAACTGCAAAGGGTATACCCACTACTGCGTTGACTATCATTTCTATGCATCTGTGTACTATCTCAACTTGATCGTAAGCAGCTCTAAAATCTACATTGCTGTCTGGCTGAACTGTAGGTTCTTGACTTTGTAGATAGGGCTGAATAGGATTAAGTTTTTCTCGTACCCAACTAATTGGACCTGCCATTTTGTTCTCCAAATTTCAATCTCTGACTCTCTAGCCAAGTTTTAACCTTAACAGATCTCCAGTTAGAATACCTAGCACCGTATATACTGTGGAGTCTTTGATGATGTATTTTACAAAGAGTGTATAAATTATCAGGCCCTAATAAGTGCTTATTTTCTTGATAAAAACGAACTCTCAAAACCTTGATTAAATCGTAGTCTAGTATAGAGTTATCAATTTTTTCTTTTTCTAACCATTCGTTCCAAAGTTCTGAAACACTGAATGCATGATGTAATTCTAAGTTTTCTTTTGTATTACAAATAAAACAGTGATCTTTATGAGTATAGTCTTTCTTTATAAAGTCTCTCACATACTTAACAGGAAGTCGTTTTAATTCTTTCATTTTATCAATTATAAATCTTATTTTGCTTAGAGTCAAAAATTTATTTTGTATCTTTTCTTATTGTATACCTTTTAGGGGAATTTATTATCAATCCCCTCTTTAATTTACTATTAGAAGTCTTTTTCTTTTTTCTTGAAGAGTCTAAAGTATGTAGAGCTATGTGTATAGGATAGCCGTTAGCTCTTAGTGCTTTAACGTCTTTTTTTAAGCTTTGTTTAGTATGTTTTTTTCGTAAAGGAAACATACCTCTTTTTACTGAGTTTAGATTATTTTTATCCATAAATACCTACCGATGATGATTTTGCATACGAGTATATAGCGTACCTTAAAGCATCGCAACAATGAGATGTCCAATCGTGTAAAGGTTTTGACTTCTCACCTCTTGTATTCCATCTATAACCATTAACACTAGAATAAGTTTTAGTAGTATTTTCTAAGTCAAAAAATAAATTTTCATTTTGAATTAATACTTGAACGTAACTAATACCATCATTTACAGACTTAACAGCGTTCTCACAAAAAATATCATAATCATATGCTAAATCGGCTTTTGTTTGTGCAGCCGCAGAATCTATGTATATATTTTCTATACCCCAGTGTTCTATTATCTCGCTTATAATCTCTGCATGAGAAGAAGTAGTACCTTCACTGGCTACATATTCATCTACTACAAAAAAATTAGTACCATCAGTAGCTAACACTACAAAAGCAGTATCGTCTCTAAATCCCATATCTAGACCTGCAATAAAAGTGTATCTATCATCATTAGGCTTAACAGTTTCAGCAGTGTCCACTAAGTGTATAGAGTCTTCTACTTTATATATTTGACCCTCAAAACTTACCCAATCACAATGATATTCTTGTTGAAATATACTAGGAGGAAGTGTTCTTTTTGCTTCTGATATATCAGCTTCTTTTAATGCAGGATTAACATGCCAAGGAAAAAGACCTGCACCCCACTCAGGATATTTATCATCAGCTCCTCTACTCCAATATTTATACAAATAGTTTTGTTTGCCTCTAGGAGTAGATATAAATAAAGCCCTACTCCCTTCGTAAGTAGATAAGGCAGGTCTTAAATCTCTAGTAAAATATTCATCATCAGATATAATAGCAGCCTCATCTACAATTAATAAATTAGCTGCCCTACCTACAAGAGTTGATCTATTATTAGCAGATAATAGCCTAAAAGTGCTATCATTAACTAATCTAACAACCCTATCTTTTAAATTTAGTCTTTTAGTTTCTATACCTAGCACACTAATAAGCTCTGTAGTATAGTCCCAGATAATAGATGATAAATTATAATCAGGTGCTACAACTAGCACTTGCTGATTAGGCTCTAATAGTTTTGCTAAAGCTAGAACAGATGCAGCACTAGATTTACCTGTTCGTCTGGCTGATATGTGTGTCCAAAATCTATGCTCTTCTAATCCTTTTTGCATAGCTAATTGACTAGGATTAAATTCTTTAAATCCAAATTTAGCGGGTAGTTTTTGTACTAGTTTATCTACCGGCACTTTAAAATATTCACTCATTTATTTACTTTCTTTAATATTATATTTTTAAGATGGCTTATATATATAAGCTGCTCCAGCGGCTGATATGCTACCACTATCAGTATTATTAGCACCTATAATTGCTGTGTTGCCGTCATTAGATATATTCACAAGTTGACCAAAATAAGCACTAGCTTGTGCGTCATAAGCTTGTATTTTAGACTGTTGAGTCCAAGTACTTCCAGATCTAGTGAAAATATAAACAGCCCCAGCATTAGTAAACCCTGTATCTTCTACATAAGAGCTTCCTATGACTGTATTCCCGTCACCAGAAATAGAAACGCTTCTACCGAATAGATCACTAGCACTAACATTAGTTGGTTGTATTTGCGCTTGCTGACTCCAGCTTGTTCCTGATCGGGTAAATATGTATGCAGAGCCAGCACTACTACCTCCTGTGTCTTCGAATGCAGCACCAACTATGGCAGTATCCCCATCACTATCAATAGAAACAGATTGTCCAAAACGATCGCTGGATCCTGCATTAGAAGCTTGTATTTTAGCCTGTTGTGTCCAAGTACTTCCAGATCTAGTGTATATATATGCAGCTCCGGCATTAGTACCGCCTGTGTCTTCATTATATGCACCCACTATAACTGTATCCCCGTCATTAGATATATCAACAGATTGCCCAAAATTGTCACTCCCTTGTGCATCAGAAGCTTGTATTTTAGCCTGTTGTGACCAACTTGTTCCTGATCTAGTAAATATATATGCAGAACCAGCATCTTGATTAGCAACTGAAGTTCCTATAGGATCTTCAAGATGTGCGCTTACTACTACTGTATTTCCATCACCAGAAATAGAAACGCCTCTACCAAAATAGTCTGAATTTGCTTTATCTGATGCATATATTTTAGCCTGTTGTGACCAACTTATTCCTGATCTAGTAAATATGTATGCAGAGCCGGTATCAGTATAAGTTGTGTCATCAGCATACGCCCCTACAATAGCAGTATCCCCGTCACTATCAATAGAAACAGAGTACCCAAAGGCATCATATGATGCCTTATCTGATGCTTGTATTTTAGCCTGTTGTGTCCAGGTACTTCCAGATATAGAGTATATATAAGCAGCTCCAGTACTTGTACCGCCCGTGTCTTCATTAGGGGCCCCTACTATAGCTATAGTTCCATTATTAGATATAGAAACAGATTGCCCAAAATTGTCACTAGTTTCCGCATCAGAAGCCAGCAATTTAGGGCCTGAAGCAGGAGATGCCCAAGATAGGGGGCTGCCGCTAGTATCATTTATAGTTATATTTGAGCTTGTCGTAGACACGGATGTACTACTTACAGTTCCTGAGACTGTGACTGTAAATGTTTCTGAGCCTTCTGTTGTAGTATCAGCTGTAGGTGTTACACTAAAAGATCCGGCGTTGCTGTTAATTGTTACTGTTCCTGAAGATGTACTAAAGTCGCCCGCTCTTGACACACTCCAATTTAATGTTGTGCCGTTGGGTATATTTGAAGTTGCTACATTAATAGTTGCTGCCGATCCTTCGTTAACACTAGCAGGTCCAGTTACAGTATCGACTGACGGTACAGGTGTAGTGCTTGTGTCAACTATTGTTATGTTTGTAGTTTGTGCAACAACTGTTCCACTAGTACTATCTGTGCGTATTTCTACTATAAATGTTTCATTGCCTTCTGTTGTATTATCAGACGTAGGAGTAACTGTAAACGAACCTGCATCACTTGTAATTGTAAAGCTACCACTAGAAGTAGCAAAGTCTCCTGAGTTAGTTGCTGTCCAATATAATGTAGTTGCATCTGCAACGTTAGTTGTAGCAATATTAACAGTTAAAGAGCTGCCTTCATTAACATTTGTACTAGAAGGTGTTATGATATAGGTAGGATTAGTATATTTAAATATAAACGCTGACTCATCCTTTGTAGATGCTATAAGATAATTAGATGAAAAACTTATTCGTTCGCCAAGCTCGTCATTCTCAGCACCTTCATCGGAAATTAATTTTTGTTCTTCTGTCCAGGTACCTCCGTCTAGCTTAAATACGTAAACCGCTCCTGTATCAGAATCTGCACCTCTAGCTCCTAAAGCAATTAGACTCCCTTCAATAGCTACTGAAAGACCTATATCAAAATTTGATCCAGTATTAGAGGCGGTTAATTTTTGTTGTTGAGACCAACTACTACCCGAGCGGTTAAACACATAAGCGGATCCTGTGTTACTTAGTATATTATCTTCTCCAAAAGCTCCAATTACGGCAGTATCTCCATCTATGTCTACTCCATATCCAAAAAAATCATTGTCTTGAGCATCACTAGCTGTTAGTTTTGCTTGTTGTGACCAACTAGAACCAGAGCCTGTGAAAACATAAACTGCGCCTCTATTAGTTCCAGACCCCCCTTCAGTATAGGCTGATACTAATAACGTATTTCCATCTATAGCTACACTCGCTCCAAATTTATCATTTGCTGCTGCATCACTAGCTTCTAACTGTGTTCTATATGTCCACGCTGAGCCCGAACGAGTAAATATATGAGCAGTGCCTGAATTTTGTGCTGTATCATCAGAATACTGACTACCTATAGCAATAGTATCTCCATCTATAGCTATACCAGTACTACCAAACCAATCGTTAGTACTAGGGTTAGGATCAAGTAATTTAGCCTGTTGAGTCCAAGTAGATCCTGATCCTGTAAAAACGTATACTGCTCCATAATTTGTTACACTAGCAGTTGCTCCATCTTCATATTTAGCCCCTACAATAATAGTATTACCACTAATAGCAACTGAATGACCAAAGGTATCTCCAACTGCTATATCATTAGATTGTATCATGGCTTGTTGAGTCCAGGTATCTCCTGAACGAGTGAATACATATGCAGCCCCTTTAGGACTGCTAATTCCTCCACTTGTATCATAATTTGGTGCGCCTACTACAGCAATATTACCATCAATAGCTACTTTCTCTCCAAATTTATCATTACCAGAATTATTTGAAGACGTTAATTTAGCATGTTGAATCCAGTCTAATACACTAGAAATACTATTTATTATGTTAGCCCCAAATCCTGCGCTTATAGATGCTAAAAATGGCATATTAACTCCCTATGAATAAGATATTATATTTCCTAATACTGTATACGTACCGCTCGCCTGTATAATACTAAAAGTAACTATATCTGTTCCATTATTTGTACCGCTTGGAGAACTACCTCCCTGCCAAAGTATAGTTTGTGATACTCCTCCTATCTGAACTGCTGTAGGTATATAAGAGGTGCTACCTTGTATGAGCAATAGAGCTACTGTTGACCCATGATCGTTTGTAAGCCCTAAGTTAGTAAAATTTGCAGTAAAGTTAGCCGCTATACCTGTATGCCTAAAAATATGACCGTTACTACAGTCGTGAGTAGTAACTCCTGTTGCGCCTGTTATGTTAGAAAATCCTTCAATAACCCCTGTTTTTAAAGTTGTTTTACCCTGTATCAATAAGTCATTAGTAACAGTTAGGTTGTTTATACTACCTGTAGCATAAGTAAAAGCAACATTACCTACATGCCCTGTTAAATTAGAAGAAGGAGCTAAAGCATCTACAGAGCCAGCACCAGTACCGCCAGCACCTGCTAAAGGCTGTACCCACTGAGAACTATCAGGGTCTTGTACATAAACGTATATATAACCATCACTGCTATCATACCATAAATTTCCATTGCTAGGAGAGGCAGGGGCGGTATTACTTACTGTTAAACTAGCACTACTTCCGCCTCCTACTATTACGTTTCCTAACATAGAAGCATGAGAAGTACACTGATACACTAGTCCTTCAGGAGCATCCATAGGAACGGTAAATAATACTTCTGCAGTTCCCGCACCTGATACCCCATTAGAATATGCAGATCCTCCATCACTAACTCTTATAGCAAGAGGATGAGATGCATAGCTAGAGTTATTTATCTTATAAGTTTTACCTCTAGTAACATATATATCAGGATTACCGCTAGAAGCGCTAGGAAATCCGTCTCCTGTAAAAGTGTATACACTTCCAGTAGCAGAATTTACGCTAATAATAGTTTCTGCAGGTCTATTAGTTTCTATAAAGCTAGAATCTATAGAGGTCACGTTAGATTGAACGGTATCAATTAGCCCAGATACGGTTACATAAGTATTATATATGTTAGCATTAGCGCCGTTTACACCATTAATAAGATCACTAGTAGTAGCACCTGATCCTGCATCTACTAAATCAATAGCAGTATTAACAGTCACCCAGGTATTATATAAATTAGCAGTTAAAGATGTATAAGTCACATGATCGTTTGCTGCGCTATTAGGTAGTGCAGTTACATTATCTTGTACATCATCTATTAGTCCAGATAAAGTAGTATACGTAGCGTGATCATTTGCTGCGCTATTAGGTATTGCAGTTACATTATCTTGTACATCATCTATTAGTCCAGATAAAGTTACATAAGTATTATAGGTATTGGCTACTAGAGGGCTAGTATCCATAGCTACATTTTGCCAAGTAACAATACCACTACCGTCAGTAATTAAAGCTTGACTATTAGCACCATCAGTGTTAGGTAATTGAAAAGCATTACTTAATTTAACAGCACCATCTGGTAATACAGCTATACGATCTTCTGTTATGTCAGAAGACCTAGTTTGAATAGAAAAAACACTATTAGGAGTTGCGTCAGTACCATTAGCATCCCAACGTAACGATCCTGCTAGTTGCCAAGTAGATCCGTCATACACTTGAGAGTTTAGTCTAAAAAATCTATCATCAGAGTCTGTAGAGGTAGGAGCATCTGCATCTCCTTTAGCTCTTTTTCCTAGTATGTCAGGAGCATCATCTCCTGTATTATACTGATCTATTTGTACTCTAGCAGTATGATCATCTTCTCCAATTAAGTGAAAAAGAGCAGAAGGGTTAGATACACCTATACCCACCTTACCATTAGCAAAGTGGGTATTACCTTCTAAAATTCTATCCGAAGAATATATTAAGTCTACATTAGCTTGTACTGTATCTACTAATCCAGATACAGAAGTGTAGGTAGTGTGATCATTGGCATTTACCCATGCATTAGAAGTATCTACAGATCCTAATACTAATCCATCAA